CTTTAGGGGGGGGGGAGAGGATACTAAGTAAAGAGTAAAGAGTAAACAAGGTACCTAGGTTATGAGGTACGTAATTCGATCCAAGATTTACTTGATTTATTGGAGGGATTACTTTGGTGAGTCGTTTTAGGAAGCCATTAACGGCTGCTCAGAAGAGGGGATTGGCGGGTCTAACATTAACGGCACAGCAGAAGAAGGCACGTCAGCGCAAGTTTCTTGAGGGGATGAGGGAGATGGGGACGATCAGGAACGGGGTGAAGAGGGCTGGTGTGACCCGTGAGACGTATCGGGAGTGGACCAATAATGATCCTCAATTTCCTGACCAGGTATTAGATGCGCGGCAGGAATTTGCGGAGGCATTAGAGGAAGTTGTAGTGGGGATAGTTATGGATCCTGAGGTTGTGAAGAAGGTTCCTATCTTGGCAATCACGTTATTAAATGCTAATCTACCGAATAAGTATCGTCCTGCGGCGATTGTACAGGATGAAGCGGCGAGAGAGTTACTGCGGGAGTGGAGGAAATCTGCGAGGGAGCATCCGAGAGAAGCGGCGCAAGTTGCGAAGAATCTTGAGGAGCCTGTGGCTTCGCAGATAGACGAGATTCTCAGGAAGCACCAGAAGTCTAATAACTGAACTGTTCTTAGCTTACACGAGGGGGGGATAGGTGACGACTGCGGCTAAAGAGACGCTTACCTCTTACTTGTATGACCGGGTTGGATTCACGCCGACCGCTGCCCAAGAGATAATTCTTCGTTCTCCGTACAGGTTCAACCTTGTTGCAGGCGGTGAGCAAGCTGGCAAGAGTCTAATAGCGGCGAAGTATCTTTTAGCCAGGTTCTTACAGACTGAGGGCAAGGGGTTATACTGGCTGGTTGCTGCGGATTACGAAAGGACGAGGGCCGAATTTACGTATTTAGCTGAGGACTTCCAGCAGCTAGGCATATTGAAGGAAATTTCCAAGCGTGTAGATCCAGGGCATATCACGCTGGTTGACGGCACGTCCATCGAGACGAAGAGTGCCAAAGACCCAAGGACTTTAGCCATGCGAGCCCCAGATGGAATATTGGGCTGTGAGGCTAGTCAGCTTGATATGGACACTTTCTTTCGCTTAAGGGCTAGATGTGCGCCCAAGAGGGGTTGGATGTTCCTTGCTGGAACATTCGAGGGTTCTTTAGGATGGTATCCCCAGATGTTTACAGCATGGGTTTCTGGGGCCGATGCTGAAGCAAGAGCTTATTCTCTTCCGAGTTATACAAATACTCATCTGTATCCTGGCGGTGCGCAGGACCCGGAGATACTTAGGCTTCAGGCTGCGTCCAGTGACGATTTCTTCATGGAACGGATTGAAGGGAAACCTTCACCACCTAAGGGATTGGTATTTACCGAGTTCAGGCCAGATATGCATGTCAGTGAAGTCGTGTATCAGCCGGGTGAGCCAGTGCATCTGTGGATGGACCCGGGATATGCAGGTGCTTATGCAGTTGAGGTTGTCCAGGTTAGGGAAGAGCAGATCTGCGTTATAGACGAGATATATGAGCAGGGTCTAGTAACTGGTGATATTATCGATGTTGCCCGTTCCCGGGAATGGTGGCCTGATGTTAAGTTCGGGGTTATAGATATTGCCGGGACACAGCACCAAGCGATGGCTGCTCCTACTGAGGTGTGGCTGGGGGAGACAGGACTGTACTTATCATCACAGAAGATTAAGATCAACGAAGGTACTGAACGGCTGAAGGGTTGGCTCAAGATAGATGCGAGGACCCACGGTCCGAGGATAGTGTTCTCCCCTAAATGCAAGGGTGTGCTTTCTGAGTTCGGAGCTGTTGCGTCCCCAATAGATGGGCAGACCCGAGCCTATAGGTGGAAAGTTGATCGTGATGGTAATATAGTGGGTGATATACCCGAAGATAAGAATAACCACGGGATCAAAGCTTTGATCTATGGTTTGGTTGACCGGTTCGGGTATGGATATCTTTCAAATAAGAATAAGATATCCGTGCGAAGGTGGATATAGATGCCTAGACGTAAGCCTGAGGATATTATCTCCCTTGTTGACGGGCACTACGAAGCGACGGAACCTCTACGGAACAGGATGGAGGAGGACCACGCCCTCTATAGGTTAACCCCATACGACGCGGGAGAAGGATACCAGAGTTATACGTCCAATGAGCCCCGTACATATGCGGATAAGGTGATGGGCTGGATATCTGGTGCCGATATGACGGTGAGAATTCCTCATGACGGCGCAGATCAGGAACTCAGGGATAAGAACGACCAGAAAGAACGGTTCCTCATTGGCATACTTCGTGCTGCTGATGACCGCCTATGCATGTTGATGCAGCCGAGGCTCAGAGACCAACTCTCTTGGTATACAGTTATACGAGGCTGGTACGCGGGAAGAGCCCTTCTGGTCAAACGCCCAGATGGGGATACTTATGTCGATATCACACCCTGGGATCCACTTCATACTTACTGGGGCATTGGCGCGGATGGCTTGGACTGGGCCTGCTATAAGATGGTTAAGACCAAGGATCAGATCTTCGCCCAGTATAACGTGAGGATAGACTGGGAATCTCCACAGGCAGCAGAAGGTAGCTTCGTCTATGACTTCTATGACAAGGAGATGAACACGATCATTGTCCATAATGGGAATATGGACAGTCCTACTTACAAGGTCGTCAAGAAGCAGATAAAACACGGAGCAAACCGGGTGCCTATATTCCTAGGCCCCGTAGGGGCAAATCCTTTAATTATGGGGCTCTCTAATACGCAGATACAGGACACCATCGCTGATATGGGAGAGGGCGTGTTCAGGGCCACTAAGGACTTGTACCCGAAACATAATTTGATGATGAGTACCTTGTTGGAACTTACCGCACGGTCCCGCAGGCAGGGGTTGAAGGTCACATCACGGGACGGCTCGAAGACACTGGATGAAGACCCTTACCTGGAAGGCTCTGAGGTTTCCCTTGCACAGGGAGAGAATGTGGAGCCCCTCGGTCTGCTTGAGATCGCAAAAGAGACTGGTGCGTTTATGAGCCTCGTAGCGGGTGAGTTGCAACGTGGTTCCCTACCACATAGTGTATACGGCGAAGTACCATTCCAACTTTCTGGATATGCTATCAATACACTCAGGCAGGGAGTCGATACCATAGTGGGTAAATACCTGCGTAGTATTGAAAAAGCATATCAGATGATGTTCACTATTATTGGAGATCAGTACGCTTCCGGGGCCTATGAGGCCATGGAAGTGGCTGGAATGGACCGTAACCGGATCTACTTCTCTGAAAAGATCACCCCCGATATTATCGAGGGGACGGGTACTCCTGAGGTCCATCTGGTTGGCCAGTTGCCACAGGACGATATGACCAAGTTCTCGATGGCTCAGATAGCCAGAGAAGGCCCGACCCCGCTCTTGTCCGATAGGGCTATACGGGACAGGATACTGGCGATACAGGACGCAGACCAGATGGAAGATGCGATCAAGGAACAGATTGCAGAAAAGATGCTTCCAGAAGCTACACTGTGGACACTCTTACAGGCATCTGAGAGGCAGGGTCGTACCGACCTTATGGACTTCTACTTGGGTGAACTCGTCTCGGTGCTGTTTGAGAAACGACGTATCTTGCAAGAGAGAATGGCCGCGGTGAACCCACCTGGCGCACCTGGCGCACCTGGCCCAGGTGGGCCTCCTGGTGGAGGAGGTCCACCGACTGGTGGCCCGAGGCCCGGTGGAGGACCGCCATCACCTCCCGGAGGTCCTCCAGGCTTTCGACCAGAAGTGATGCCTGATGCGATGCTCGGTGTCCCACCACCAATGCCGACACCTCCTGTTGGCCCACTAGTGCCGCCAGGTACCCCTAGGCCTGGTGCACAAGGAGCGCCGTAATGCCATTTCATCAGGACATATCTTTCTCGAATATCCCTGCGATGTTTAAGAATATTACACAACTGGCTGGCCTGCCTGTGCAGGCTACTTACGGTATGCTCCTTCAGAATAAGACTTTTAACCAGGTTGTGCAGGACGAAGCGAATCAAATCCCTTCTATGCTCGATGCTGGCCAAGAAGAACAACTGTTATTAGCTGATCCAATAATAGATGACCCTAATGTTGTGGATAAGGCGATATATCAGATAAACAATCCTAATGCGTTCATGACACCGTGGGGAGATGCGTTAGATCCTGAACTGCTGGATCCCATCATTGACCAGAGTCCAGGTATTGAAGCCTTTATCGGCCTTAACGATGAGCAGCGAGATGAGGTGGGACAAGACGCAGATAGCATTATTGATAAGTTCGGTGGCTTTCTCAGCGATATATGGGACGGTGCTCAAGAGACTGCGATGGCCGCGGGCGAAGATGCGCTGAATGTAGGAAAGACAATGTTAAACAATATCATTGATATGGTTGATGTCGATGATGTTTACGCGATGATCGAAGACAATGTTGCCGTGGCTGAGCAGCCCTTGATGCCATTTGTCGCACCTGTGGCTGTAGCTCAGTCTAATATTGGCTCTAGCATCCCAGCGATAGGAAAGGGATTGGGTGGGTTGAGTGAGTCGTTGGGGCCTTTTGTCCCAGGCACATCTCCTGGCAGTGAGCCGTTGGGGCCTTTTGACTCAGCGGCTGATGGTGCGGATATTGTGACATTACCGTTTGTCCAGGATGATGCGGATATCCCCCCTTCCCTTGAGATATCTCCAATGCCTACACCTATCGAACCTCTGGATACAACTCCGTATGTCCCAGGCGCATCTCCTGGGGCAGATTTAATGGATACGCCTGATCTTTGGACTGGCACTGGCTCCTGGGCTTATCCAGCTCCTCCAGTATTGGAACCGGTTGATTTGGATGATCTTCTTGTGCCCGGTACAGTAGATGGTAAGGATTATGGTGCGACAAAGGAGGAGGTCTTAGAAGCGATAGAAGAGTATCTAGGAGATCCAGCCTCAGGAGTGGGCCTTGTCACGACCGATCACGTGCTAGATTGGCTAGACATGCAGGGTTGGAGTCCGGGTGATCCACGTTATCATTGGGATGTAGATATCAAGGCATTAGTACAGAACTTCATGGATGCTGGGCAGCCTGAGCCATCCGATGGTCCTGAAAGCGTGGCTGAGGTTTTTATACCGGGTGCGTTGCCGTTTGGGTTGGCGGCGTATACTCCGATGGAGACTGTTGTCTCGCCGCAAGAGATCGGTCTGTCTCCGGGCATTGCCTCACCTTTGGGTGGTGCGATCCCACCGAAAGGGCTGGGTCCGCCTTCGGCCATTGGCGAGCCTCCGTCTGTGCCCTCGGGGCAACCGGTGGGCCAGCGTCCGGGCATTGGCCCACCCCCTGATGATGTTAGCCTACCCACTGATGGTGTCTCACCCACTGGCCTGCCTGGGCTTAGTGACTCAGCGGACATTATAAACGCAGTATTGGCAGGCACAGAGTTGGCGAGTGGTGCATGGGAAAGTGGTTCGTTGCAGAATCTCCGTGGCGTGTTCGCTCAGACCATTGGTCAGATGCCAGGCGCAGGGCGTTACAGTATTCGTCGGCAGATGGGTACCATTTTTGATGATACACTAACGCTTTTCCAGTTATTCGGTGGTATAAAGAACTTAGACGAGATGAAGAACTACAAGGATTACTGGGCAAGCAATCTCAGAACGTTGGAACAGTACCGCGAAGGTCTTCAGGAAAGCGACCCTCAGCGAAGTCAGGAGTTGCAAGGCCCGATGTCTCAGGCTTATCGTGATTTTCTACAGCAATATTTGCAGTCGCCCCGGAAGGTACGATCAGGTCCGATATTAGATGCTGCTGTCCAAGAAGTTGGGCAGATGTTGTCGCAGTATGAGGAGCATGTTGTAAGGACTGGAGAGAAACCTACTAGTATGGCTAATGACGCAATGTGGGTTGAAGCTACGTTTGGTGAGGGTCGCGGTGAACTGGCGAAGATCGCCAGGCGTAATCTTGCCAAGCTTTACCGTACACGGGGGAATAGGGGTTATTATTCCAGTCAGATCCATAAGGTTATGGACGAGCAGTGGAACTATATGAGCAATCAGGGCATGAGTGAGGCTAATATCTTTCGTTTGATGACTCCGCTAGACCCCGACAGACCGAAAGATCCGGATTCTAAGCCAGTAGAGGCTGTAGAGTCATCGGGCCAGTTGCAACAGGAAGGCAATGCATTTGAAGAATTTCTTAAGTTATAAGGGGCAGGCAATTCACTTATGACTATACAAAGGAGATAACGATATGGCAGAGCCTACGCAGTATGACTTGACTCCTGAGCAGTGGGCAGCGTGGGAAGGTATTCTGGGGCAGGATCCTGGGCAATACCTTGAGCCTTACGAAGAGTGGGAGCGTTTTCAGACAGGATTGCCTACTCAATGGTTGCGGCGGGCTCCGATTCAGGAGGCTGGCCAACGGCTGCAATCTCAATATTGGCTTGATCGCCCAGAGCTTTATGCTCCAGGTGCGACGTTTATGGATTACTTGAGATCGCCCCAGGGTGGTTTGCCGGGTGGGATGCCAGGTGCTGCGGCCACCGTTGGCGAGTTAAGGAGGAGGGCCCAAGAGGCGGCTGACATAGCAGCCATGACAACTGCTCAATTTGGACAGGCGTATCCAGTGGCGGACGCGCCAAAGTTTGCTCGCGGTGCCTGGTATAGAGCGGCCTTTGGTGGTGACGAAGGAAGGCGGCGGGGGCTTGATATTGCTACGATGCTTCAACAACAACGCGGTGGGCTTGGCGCTATTCCTGGGCAGACTGCGTACCGTGGGCTTATGGCTGAGGCTATTCGGGCTGCGATGGCGGAGCAATATAGGAGGCGATTGGCGCAAGGGGCTCAGGAAGAGGACTTTCTGGGTTGGTATCTCGAGCAGACGCAACCCCGTTTACCAGAGGAATCTCCAGTAGACCGACCCCGTGGAATACCGGTTGGACAAGGTAGCGAAGAGTATCTAGGAGATCCAGCCTTAAGAGTGGGCCTTGGCACTAGCTATGTTCCTTCTGCTGCGACTTCGGCACAGACATCGGTGCCAAATTGGATAAATGATCCATATAGTTTCCAGAACTTTGGTGCTCCTACTCCTACCGGTGGGTCCACTGTTCCTTCTGCTGCTGTTCCCATAAGTTCGGCACAGACATCGGTGCCAAATTGGATAAATGATCCATATAGTTGGCAGAACGTTGTTACTCCTACCCCTTCTTCTGCTCCTCCTACGCCTGTTAGTCCCACAGGTGTGCCATGGAGTAACGCGAGCTATGCTCCTACTCCTGTTTCTTCTCCTGCTGTTCCCATAAGTTCGGTGCCAAATTGGATAAATGATCCATATAGTTGGCAGAACGTTGTTACTCCTACCCTTTCTTCTGCTCCTACTCCTGTTTCTTCTATGCCTGTTTCTTCTTATACTGTTCCTGATGGTACGACTTTTGCACAGGCATTCGATCCATTTGGTGATCCTTACGTTGCTGCTTATCCCCCTGTTGCTTCCACAGGTGTGCAGTCGAGTTACCTGGATTATGCCCCGTCTATGTACGATCCATTTTGAGTACCGCTTTAAGTCGTAATGGAAAGGTAGTGACATAATGGCTACGCAGAATGGGGTTCCTGATGAGTATAGTTTCATTGGGTGGCAACAATTACTAGACCAGTATCCTGCTCAGTATTATAGCTCTCCTGCTGGGATGGCCTTTGGTCGTCAGAGTCCTCGTAGGAGCAGGTATTTCTCCAATGCCTATGAAGATATTTTGAAAGATTACTGGGGGGCAGCGGGGACTGCAATGCGGGCGGACCAGGCACCAGCGACTTTTATGGAGTTTCTGGAGGGCAATCCGTGGACTGCACGGTATGCTAGCTTCCCGCAGACAGCGAGAGGAGTAACGGGTTTAGCGACTAATCCTAGAACAAGGTTCTTGTATAACTTCTAATGCCACCATTAAGTACTGAAGAACGAGCAAGACGGCTTGCTAGGCAACAACGTGGTCGCTTTGATCTTGGCGGCGTCGTGCGGGCGTTAGTTCCAGATCGGCCCTTTCCGGGCGTTGTCCGGCGGGCGTTAGTCCCAGATCGGCCCTTTGATGTTGGGGACTTTTTCATGGATTTGCCCAAGAG